AGGCTCTGAACGGTATCGCTGCTCAGTTTGATGAAATAGACCAGCGATTCAGGAAGATTATCGAAGCCGAGCAAAAAACTGGCGGTGCCGTTCGTCCAGGTACCATCACGGCCGCAGAGCAAGCCGCCACAGCCGCCAAGATTGCCGCACGCAATGAAGTGTTTGCCAAGGCGGGTCTAACGGTTTCCGAAGAGGGCGGCTTCGGAACTTTTAGTCTCGCCGCTGGTGCTGCCAAAGGTCTGCCTTCACAGGAAGAAATTCAGAAGGAAATCAACGCGACTCTTGAAGTCGCCAACAAGGCATACGTTATCCAGATCGATAACGAGTTCAAGCTCAAGCAGGCGATGTTTGCAACTGAGAATGAGCGCCTAGCCCGTATCGGCAACATGGAAGCCGAAATTGAAGTCATGGACGCGGCAGCAATGGGACGGAACAAGCATGAGAGCCAGCTTTTTGAATTGTTAGCCAAGCAGAAACAAGCAAGTGCCGCAGTATCCGATCCCGCCGAACTGGCGGTATTAGAAAAGTTCCAAGGCCGGAAGCAACTTGAATTGCTCCGCAATCAATATGACGAAACATTCGACAAGATCAGGACTCAGGCCGAAGGAGTTTTTGCTGCCATCTTCCTCCGGGGCAAGAAGGGCTTTGCGGGGCTGCTCGACTACATCAAGGGAACATTCATCACCGGGATGAAGGATCTGTTCGGGAACCTAGTTGCAACGCTCTTTACTGGTGCGCGGCCCGGAGGCGGTGGTGCAGCTCAAAGTGGCGGTCTATTCGGTGGCTTGTTCTCTGGTATATCTGGCCTGTTCGGCGGTGCTCGCCAGGGAGGCGGTGGCGGAGGTCTGTTCAGCGGCCTGGGTGGTTTATTCGGTGGCGGTGGAGGAATCGCAGGGACGCCGCCTTTCCTGCCTGCCAGGGGCGGTTTTGGTGGAGGCTTGGGCAGCTTGTTGGGGCTCGGCGGTACTGGAGCAGGCTTGGCCGCTGGCGGCGCAGCATTAACCCCAGGCGTCGCCGGGGCCCTGCCAACGACCTTTGCTAATACCGGGCTGCTTCCTGCTGGGGGAGCTGCCGGCAGTGCGGCCGGAGGCAGTTCATTCCTTGGCCTCTCAGGAGCGCAACTCGGAGCATTCTTTACCAACCCGTTCACGATTGCGGCCGGTATCGGTATTGCCGCAACCATCGCTTATCTGAAGCTACGCAAGACCAGGGAAGAGAAGTTCCGGGCAGAGATCCTTAGGGACTTCGCCATCAACGTTCCCGACAACAAGATCCTGAAACAGATCAAGAACTATGGCGAAACCGTCTTCGGCAAGGACGCGGACAAGAAGCGCTTCGAAACCTTGCGGCTCGATCAGATTCAAGGCCTGCTCCTGAACTACGCGACAGCCAGCGGCCAGGACCCGTCACGCTTGCCCATCTATCAGAAATTCTATGGCGGTTCGGCCGGCCGGTCGCTGAGCTTCGACCCAAGCCGCGGCGTTCCTGCGTTTGAGTTTGGGACACCCTACGTTCCGCGCACCGGTCTAGCGATGGTGCATCAGGGAGAGGCCATCATCCCCGCTGCGCAGAATAAGGGCACTGTCGGCGGTAATTTCATCTTCAATATCGACGCTCGTGGAGCCACTGCTGATGCTGCTTCGGCTATCAAGTCAGCCGTTCGGCAAGTGATCCGTGAAGAACGACGCTACGTCACAGAACAGGTTGGTACAGCTATCAATAGCGACTACAGGCGGCAGAACATTTTAGGCGGGTTAATCGGCACCTAGAGAGGAATAACAATGGTTGCGACACTGGTTCAGGAAGGGCAGGAATTTGTACTCAAGCAAATATTCCATAAAATTCAGACTGTGACCGAGGTTCAAACGCTCGACATCACGGCAGACGCCGGGACCTACAAGCTGAGCTTTGAAGGCGATGAAACAGCGTCTCTAGCCTTCAATGACAATGCGGCGGCGATTGATGCAGCCTTGGAAGCTCTTGCCAGCATCCCGGCCGGTGGCGTTGTCGTTTCTGGAACCTTCCCAAACTTCATCGTCACATTCGGAGGCTTCCTGGCAAATACCCCACTGCCTCTGATTGTGCTCTCAACGAACGCTCTGACTATTGGGAGCTCGGCTGGAAGCATTGCGATTACCAGGACGGCAACCGGAGCAGGTAGCGTCCCGCAATACTACTGGGTCGGGCTGTCGCAGTCTCTACGGGCAACGCTCACAGAAGCGGTAACGCTGGCTTCTATCAACGAAGTCACTGGCACGGGATACGCGCGCGTAAAAGTCCGGGCTGACTCGACGGATTGGGTTGCGGCGCTCATTGGAGGTTTCTGGCAGGGAACATCAAAGACACTCGCATTTTCCGCAACCGGCACTTGGTCCATTGCGCGTTCGCTGTTCCTGGCAACGACCCAAAACAACGATGGAAAAATAATCGACGTTCGTGATCTGGCGTCTGAATTCACCCTAACAACCGGCCAGAGCCGTAGCTTTAACCTCACGGAAATGTTTGCAGCGGCGGCTTGAGCATCCATGCCCGATGAATCTGTATCCGGCAAGATTTGTATAGTCGGGAATCACAATACTCCGGTTGGGAAGTTCTGCATCGTTGGAACGACTTCTCCCGTTCTTGACCCGCAAGACGGCAAGGTCTGCATCGTTGGAGAGCTCCAGCAACACGATTACTTCGGCAAGATCACGATTGTTGGGCAGGTCCACCAGAGCAGCGTTGACGGCAAGATCTGCATCAAGGGAGAAATACACCAGAGCAGCGTTGACGGCAAGATCTGCATCGTTAGTGTCGTTCGAGAGTTATCACAGCCGGTAGGCCCTCACCCGATCGGCTCATCAACCCCAGCAGGCGTCCTGCCTCAAACCGGCTCGGCTATCTTCACAAGTTGGCAAGAAACCACAGCCAAAGAGATCCTGGCGCATCGACACTGGGATGTTCACGAAACCGGGCGTCTAAACTTTGCCGCCGACCGCAAGGGTTGGCGTCTAGAGATGAATGTTACTGGAACCAAGCAGGCTGAGGTTGCAGCGTTCTTCGTCAGCCACGTCTGGGCAGGGAAGAGCTTCTACTTTTATGATCTTCAGGCGAACGGCTTTCAGTACGACGGAACTGGAGTCTTGTTGACTGGACGCTACAAGGTCCGCTTCGTTGACGAAAATTTCCCGCGCTACCAAATCAGCTCAGCCAGCGGCGCAAGTGCTGGAGGACGGTTTACGATTCCATTCTCGATTATTGAAGTGGATTAGCTTTAGCTCTACGACGAACGAGGCGGTGATACTTGCGACGGATACGTTTAGGCTCTTTCTCGCGGGCCGCTTCGGCCTCTTGTTCCAAAGATATAAGCTTTGCTTCCGCAGGGGAGATAGCGAACCTGCGAAGGATCGACTTAACTAACATCTCCTGGTACTGATTCATCAACGCTGCTTCATCCATAGCGGGCGGTTCACGATTCCGTTTTCGATTATCGAAGTTGATTGATTTTATCGAAGCGAAGTTCTGCTTAGATCGAATCCTTCCGGCCACTTAATCACATGGGTTTCGACGTGAGTTTCTGGCACGCGGCTCGATGCGTGAACAGGATAGGTGACGCGGCGATTTGCAGAATAGGTAACGACCACAGCCTTGATGGGAAAAGGCATGAGATTGAATATGGACGGCGCCGCTTCGGATGGGAAAGCCATGACAGCAGGAACGACAATAGCAGCTCTGAGAAAATCACGTCGATTCATACCGCGCATTCTAATTAATGCCTGACCTTTTCGGCAACTTAATTTCGGTCCCAGATCCGACAATCTCAGGCGTCTACCCTATAGCCCTGGAACCCACGGTCGAACGTTCTTCTGGCGCTGAGTACGTTGTCCATAAAATCGGGTTGAAGAAAGAACAGCGCATCCTCAAGCGCAAGGGCGGCAACCGCTGGCGGCTTCGACATACATTCCTCACCCAGGCCGATCTTGACAACACGCTCAAGCCATTCTGGGAAGCGCATCGCAGCCCGCGGGATCTGTTCTACTTTTACGATCCATTCGAGCAGCCCTGCCCAGACGATACTGGCGCGGAAACGGTTGGCCGCTATGTCGTTCGGTTCCTAACGACCGAGCTGGAAACGACCTACCTTCGGGACGGCGCCGCTGAGGTTCAAGTTGAGCTGATTGAGGTCAACACCTCAACGGTTGCTGAATTTGTTGGCGTCGGTTGGCAGTATTACAACTGGCGGCATCCTGGCGAGGCACTACCCAATTATGCTCAGGCAGAAATAACCAGCAACGTCGGTCTTGTCCACTTCTGCAAGATCCATCCGGCAGAGAATACGCTTACAACGCAGGCGATCAAGGTATCAGACCGCCGGGTTGAGTTGCTTCAAACCTCTGGACCAAACCCAATGGCGCGATCAGGAACCTACCTTCCGCGCCTGCTTGCCTGGGACATTCAACAGGAAATCGGCTCGGGCGATCAAGCGTCATTTGTCTTTGACGATGCCGATGGCGTTTGGCGCGCCTATTCGGAACAGATTGACCTTTATCGTGCCGACTTTGATTTCACGACCTATATCACTCCAGGCTCGCATCTCGGCCAACTCTGGCGCGGCTATGTAGTCGATTGGGAATGGGATCAGAAGCAGGGCACCTTCACCTTGCAATGTGAAGGCGGCATCCAGCAGTTGCAACAGCAGTTTCCTAAGCGGCTCGTTTCGACTACCTGCCCGCTCCGATTCAACGATGGCGGCGAGTGTCCATATGATGCGCAGGGCTCGGGCGGTGATCCTGGTAGCTGCGATAAGAGTTTAGACGGACTCAACGGATGCGCAGCCCACGGGATGACGAACTACTTTCAGGGCGTCGTCATCAAGCCGCAAGAGGTCTCCGGGAAGCTCAACAATACTGGATTCTCAGGCCTCTTCAAGAAAAGCTATACCTCGACATCTACGCCATTCAAAACCGTCTATGGCAAGCCGATCCCGATTGTTTATGGCGCGGGCCGCCAGATTGTTGAGGCAGAAATCTTTGAGACGCGCGATGAATCGGAGTTCTTTGTAGCCAGCAGCATTCTATCCGAGGGCCCGGTTGTAGAAGTTGGGCAAGTTCTTTTGGACGGAATGACGCAGCACTTCGGCTTTAATCCGGTCGTAGCGCTTGGCGCATTGGGGCAGGACGTTGGAACGATCATCGACCCGGATTTCAGAAGCTCCAGGACAGCGTTCGTCAGCATCCGCCGCACCGATCTCGTTGGCCTGCAGAGTTCAACTGAACCCCATCAGATTCTCGTCGAGGTTCTGAACGGCGCGAAGGTGCTGGCTTTCTGGTGGTGGACTGGACCCTTTACCAACTTTGGGGAGTTTGTCAGTTCCAACCCGATTCAGATTGCAGTCGATATTGCGCTCCGTGCCGCTGGGTTGCGCTTTCCTCCTTATTACCTGACGTCAGATTGGATCAAGGATAACTTCCTAGATCTCAACACCTACCTGGATGCCGTAAACTACTGCTCCGTAGCAGTTCCGGTATTAGTAGGCACTGGAACGGAACCGCGCTTCGAGTTTCGCGGCACGATCCGCGAACCCAAGCCGGCAATCGATCATATCCGGGACGTGCTGGCGCAGGCGGCTTGCGATCTAGTCTTCAGCTTCGGGCAGATATCGCCGAAGGTACGTAGGGATGATATTACGA